AAACGTTCAGCATAATACTGCATTTTATTTTCTACAGACTGACGTTTAACGTTAAATAAATTTCTATCTACACTTTCACTATTTTCACCTCCGGTAGCATTTAATAATCCGTTATTTCTAGGACGGATGTAAATTGCCTCTAGTGCTTCATAATAAGCAGCATACAACAAGAAATCTTGTATATAGCTGTCTACTAGTGTCTTATATTCACCTGCTAATGAGGACGCATCTATATCGGAAAGAAGTTTTTCATACAATACAGTGCCTATAATACGTTGTAAATGGATGTCTTGTGCCTCACGGATGGCATTCTTAATGAATGCAGTGTCAAGATTATCATTGATATCAGTGAATTCTCTTAACTTGGCCTCCGATATAATAAAAGTGCTAGTCATTAGATTGGGAATGTATCGTTATTATCATCTGAAGCTGCTTCATCAGCATCCTCAATTTTTTGTTCTAACTCAGTATCTTCACCTATTTCTGTATCGACTGAAGTTACTACGTCTACTTCTTCCTCACCATCTTCATACAGTTTAAGTTGTTGTACACCTACTATAAGTTCATCTTCCATTTCTGGATATACAAATCCTAATAATTCTTCAATAGTTGATAATAGAATTTGTTGGTAAGGTCTAATTACAGTGTTCAACAATAATAGGTAAGAATCTAATACCTCTGTTCTTCCACCTAATTGACCTTCTGTTTTAATACCTAAAATCATAGGTGAGGTAATACGGTGGGCTGTTAATATCTTTTGTACTACTAAATCGTTTATAGTTGTATAGTACGTATCTGTTTGATTAGATGGGATAGGTGTAATGTCTGGTTTATTTGCTGGATCATCTAAGTCCATATACAATAAATTACCAGCATTCTCAGCACCAGCATATTGGTCACGAAGCATTTGTTCGATCTGTTGACGTTGGTCAGGATCAGCATTCGTATAAGTAGTAATTGCTAAGCTTGGTGCTAATCCGTTTTTGATATTATTGATGTGGAATCTATCAACTTCGTGATCTAATTCAATTACATCTAATGCACCAATATAATCTGGTAACGGATAATATTTTTGTCCTGGAGAATATGGACGATAAACATACAATTGTTTAGGTTCTTCCTGTGCTTTAGTATAATCAAATACTGGCAGATAAGGATAGTCAGCAGGTGCTGTATTTAAATAATTGAATTTATCATTCCATTCATCAGAAATGTAGTATCCAGGTACTTCACCTCTGTAGTTCTTTTCAGCTGCTCTTAAATATGAAAAATCGATATGATATACAGCTGCAATTTTTGTACGTGGTTTATTCCACACTATCTCTAAGGCATATCCACCATAGAGTTTAAAATCAAGTGCTAACTTTTTATAAATAGAATTCCATGATTCTTTAGGGTTAGCTTGATCTAATACAAATGAAGGTTCTGAAATTAAACCTTCACCTACAATACCATCTACAATTGCATTTACACAAGTACCGTGAATAGAGGAATTATTGTATAGGTCAATTAAATGTTGAGGAAAGTCATTATACACACCATACTTTACGTAAGTATCCGTAACTTTCTCTTGAGGAACAGGCTTTACAGCAAAATCCCTTTTAATATTTTTAAATTCAAATTTATCCATTGTATGTTGTATATGTTCCTATTTCATTCGGCGATACATATTGGGTTATAAATGTTTCATTGGATCCTGAAATATAAGCTCTATCTTCATATATTGGGTCTCCAACAAGAGAACCCACACCAAATGTACTCCATTGCTCATCACACGTTGCCCAAACTTGATCGGTACCTTCCCAAGTTGGATTAGTAGCTTGAGTAGAACGATAAATCTTAACTGTATATTGACCTGAAGGAATAGGTAATGAAGCACCTGTATTCCTAATTACCAACCAATTTCTATACCGATTAGGTGAAGATATAGTTGTTAAATCAAATTTCCCATTTGAGTTATCATAAGACTGTGAATATACAGCTTGTAATGGGCTATAAAAATCAGAAGCTGTTGATGGAGTATCAATCCATACAGCATTTGAATTATAGGTTTGTGATTTATCGAATTGTAGCATAATATTTTATGAAAATAGGAGTAGGGGTTATGCCATATAGACACAACCCCATTCCTAGAATTATCTATTATCCTACAGAAATTCCTGAAAGAACTGCTGTAAGGTCTGATCCACTAACTTCTGAAGCCGGATCTGGTTCCTGTCCATTAAACGTCATTAGATAGGCATTGGCGTCTCCAAATGCAGTTCCGGATTGACCTTGTCCTGCATTTAATGATAAACCGTTTTGTTCTCCTAAATAGAAGAATTTACCTACACCATCAGTTGAACCGTTGTTTGTTTCAACGATCATTTTGATAGCAGTGTTTTTAGACAATACTCTAACTTGGTTACGAGTAGCAGATTGCATTTTATGGAAAGTAGCATTAACTGTCTGGTCGTAGAATACAGTACCATTTTCGGTTGAACCGTTAATAGTCTCTACGTAGTCTCCAGTTTGACGAGTTAATTCAAACTTATAAAATGTACCTGAGCCACTCATTGCTGAAATCAAGCCTGTAGTACCTGAACCTGTTACCGAGTCAACAGAACCAGATAGGATGTAGATGTTTTTGATTCCACCAGTATTGTCACGACAACCTAGCGTAAATCCTGAAGTAATATCACATGTACTCATTGTTCTGTTATGGTTTTAAAGGTTATACATTAGGCATTGTTAGATACCCAGAATTCAGGGTATGCAACGTTTACACCAAGTTTAGTTGAAATTCTGTGACGTAATTGGTCAGTGTTGATATCATACCACAACTGGAATTGAGAGAAATCACTCATCAAGTCAGTACCTGCTACGATTTGTTTAGCTGGACCTAATACGATACGAGAAGTGTTGATACCAGTAGTACCTACGATCTTAACGTTAGGTTGGAATGGCATACCAATTTCTAACAAACCACCTCTGTTTTCGATGCTTACTGGATCGAAGTAGAAGTTGTTAGCTGAACGAACAGAAGAAATAAATTCACGGAATTTACCTACACTCATGAAGAAAGTAAGATCCTCACGATCTGCTACGTCTGATGGTAAAGCTGCCAACATAGTTTCTAAGTTATCTAAGCTAGCAGTAGTTGAACCTACAATCTGACCTGCGTCAGTAATTGCAGAACCTGCTGAACCTGAAGATAAAATTCTCAACAAACCATCAGAATCACAAGTTCCACCGAAAGTAGAAGCTGAACCTGATACTGTTTGCCATAGGAATTGGTCGTTTGCTTTTTGGAATTTGTTTACCAATAAGTCTGAATATGCACCTGCAAGTGCAAATGTTTCGTTGTAAGAACCTGGTTCTAAAGCAGAGATACCTAAGTATTTCTTATCCATGTCCTTTAAACAGATACCGTCCTGTGAAGTACGAGGACATACTGTAATGTTACGTTGCGTGAAAGCAGCTGAACCTGAGAAGGTAGTTGAACAGTTAGCATTCTGGATGTACAAATCAACGTCAAAGAGGTTGATTGGCTCTTGGTACTTTACTCCCTCTTGGATTGTAACGTACTCCATGGTGCTACCACCATATACCATCTTAGCTACTAACTCACCTGCTACTTCATTGTTGAAGTCACTTAAAGCTGATACGTTTAGTGCCATAATAATTTAATTTAATTTACTTTTTTTTGGTTTTTAATTCCTCAATTGCCATCTTAATACGATTGGCATTATGAGATTTAGATACATCGAATGCTGCAAAGCCTCTTTTGGCCTCAGCTTTCATTTTTTTACCTGTTGAGGTAATGGTAGGTTCTACAGCTGGCATAGATTCCATTTTAGCTACCTTATCTTCTAAAGCTGACATTTTTTCGACTAACTTAGCCATTTCGTCTTTAACTTCAGATACGATTGCTTCAACGATATCTTCTACTTTAACTGCTTCCTCTTCCATTTCTTCTTCTTTGGTTTCTTCCATTTCTTCCTCGTCTTCAGCAAGAACCTCTTCTTCAGCTTCAGCAGACATTTCTTCTTTGTCTTCTTCTGCTAATTCACGAGTTTCTTTGATGTCAACGATACGTGAGCCCTCTGTTACGATAGTAGTGTCGTCTGCAAGAATATGTTCACCGTCAGGTGCTTGAGTTCTTGTTCCGTCTGGAAGTTCAACTTCTACAATCTTGCCAACTGCTAACTCCTCACCATCGTAATATACAGTGAAAGCTCCGTCTTTTGCTTTGATTGAACCGAAGTTCTCTTCTACTATCCCTTCAGATGCCTCAACTAGGTTGAAGTGTGATTTCACCAAATCTTTCAATTCACTTGAAGTCATAATTTTTTCTTAAATGATGAAGGGTTAAACAATTGTTTTATTCATAGATACATATGTTATATCTAGTTTTCTATTTTTTTAACTGTTGGTAACAAATGGCAGCTGCCTGTTTTCTGTCTTTAGCTTCTCCTTTGTTTATCAACGTTATAATACAACGAGAAATAAATTGATCTTTATCCTCGTCTATTCTTTTACTGGGTAGTGGCATATTATTTACTTTTATATACTTTAGTTAAATCAACAATTGCTTGTGAACCAATATAAATACTAGCCATAGTAACCCAATCACTTGATTCTACCATACCTGATAAACATAGGAAAGTACCTATTACAAATACTAGTAGTTTTCTACTTGCCCATTTACCTAAAAAGTTATCTATAATGCCCATATTTTTCTAATTTTTGTGCAAAATAACCCTCAACAGAGAATCCTTTTACTAATCCTGTTTTAACGTATTCGTCCCAAATTTTCTTATTATTTACCTTGTATATACCCATCCAAGTACCTTTAGGTAAATTAAATCCGTATACACGTGATTTATCTTTTTCTGGGTCTTTGATAATCCAGCTTTCTGCTAAGTATACGTCTTTTACTTCTTGATTTTGATTGTGTTCGATGTTAACTTTATCACCGATTTTATCTTCCATTGTCTTGTAAGCAAGTTGTTCAACAGTCGATTCATCAAAGTATACCATGTATTCTTCACCATCTTCATCTCTCCTAGGTATCAATTTATTAGGTACCATTAGTGGACCTACTAACATTTGCTTCTCGTCTAATTCTTCACGAGCAAACGTTTGAGCACCTGTAGTAGTATTCATACCATCTGTAGTACCTGTATTTGGATCTAATGGTTTAGTAGATTCACTACTACCTAATCCTGGTAAATCAGTAAGTGCTTTTTTAGGGTCTAAATTTGATTTAGTAAATAATTTAGCAACCCATACGTGACGGCAATTGTAAGAACCTCTCCATTTAAATATATCGTAGAAACCAAATTCTTGATTTTCTACACTTACGGATAGTTCATTAATATCTTCTTTTCTGAATAATAAGTTAGCACTTAACATTTCAGCACAAAAATCTCTATTTCTAGAATCACGTGGTCCTTCGTATTTGAATAATACTTTAAATTGACCTCTATCTGCAACTGAACCTTTATTAGGATTAGATACAATGGCAAATGCCTGTTCTATAGCTGTATTATATTGGTCTTTCTCAACTTCCACATAACCCTGCGCTGCAATGTCTTCCTCCGTTATACCGACGTTATTCAACGACTGTAAAATGGCATCTTGTTTTTCCTGTGGTAATGCTGAGATGATTTTATCGTGGGATTCACAAGGCATATATCCTATAACATCTTCCCCAATTTTATGTTCGTGGTAACCTGTACAACCCATTTCTTTAGCAGCCATTTCTGCTTCTTCAATGGTAGAATAAACCTTAACATTGTCAATTTCACCAATTTGTGAAAATAGATTTTCTTTAATAATATGCTCCAATACAGTTTTTTCAAATTCCTCCTTAGAGGCTTTAACTGGGACACAATTAGGTACTTCACGTCCGTCTTTAATTTTAGTTCC